GTAATAGACTCTACTTATTCTGCAATTTTTAGTGGATCCGCAAATACAGTTTATGGAAGCACTTCTATTATTGGAAACGGTAAATCTAATTTAATATCCGGATCAACTTCAGCAATTCTAAATGGATTAACAAATGATATTTACTCAAATTATTCAGCAATTGTAAATGGTAAAATTAACAGAGTTATCAAAAATAACGCATTTAATTCTACTTATTCTGGCATTTTCAATGGTTCAGGAAATACTGTTTTTGGAGATTTATCATTTATTGGAAATGGTACATCTAATTTAATATCGGGATCAACTTCAGCAATTTTAAATGGTTTTACAAATGATGTCTACTCTAATTATTCATCCGTAATAAATGGAAAAATTAACAGAGTTATCAAAAACAATGCATTCAATTCAACTTATTCTGGCATTTTCAATGGATCAGGAAATACAGTTTATGGAAGTCAATCTTTTATTGGTAATGGTAGAAGCAATTTAATTTCAGGTGCAACATCTTTAATTGGAAATGGACAAGATAATGAAATTTTCTCTAGTTATTCAACAATTATAAATGGTTCTGGAAATACCACACATCGATTGACTACACAAAGTTCTATAATTGGTGGTATAAGTAATTATATAAGTGGGCAGAATACCGCAAATATATTTGCATTAATAGGCCAAGGATTTTTGAATAGAATAATACCAACAAGAGGTGCTGGTTATAGTTTTCCATTCTCAATTTACCAACCTGAATTTGCAACCATTTTGAATGGTACTGGAAATACAAACAAAACAAAATTCAGTACAATACTAAATGGTAAGGATAATTATATTGAATCGAGAGGCGGTAACGGCAATATGCCAAAAACCGGTTATACAACCATTGTGAACGGAGTTGCAAATACAGCTATTACAAAACATGTATTTATAGGTACTGGAGTTGAAAATTATGCTGGTATTTTTGCAAATCAAGGAAATCAAGGCTATAATGTAATTGTTAATGGCGTTCAAAATAAAGTTGTTAGAAAATGGGGCTCTATCTTAAATGGTTTCAAAAACTCAGCAACAACTTTTTATTCTACAGTTATAAATGGAGAATATAATTTAGCTAATGGAATAAAAACTTTCATAGCTCAAGGGTCTGGAAATACAGCAGGCTTTAATACTTATGCAACTATAATAAACGGTAAAAATAATACAGCAAGTGGAATTGGTAGTTTTATAGGAAATGGTTCTGGAAACACAGCAATAAATACATATTCATCAACCATAAATGGTATAAGTAATAAAGCTACTGGAATAGGAAGTTTTATTGGAAATGGTCTTTCAAACACAACTCTAGGACAATATTCAGCGGTCGTTAATGGTCAAGAAAATATTACAAATGCAATTAGATCAGCAATTCTAAATGGTTCAGGAAATACTGTTAGTGCAGGTTCAACTAATTCATCAATAGTTGGAGGTTCTGCAAATATTATAAATTCAAATGTAACAAACGCAGTAATTTTAGGAAGCACTGGTCTTTCATTATCAAATCCTTCTTCATCATCAACTGGAAATGATAACAATCATACATATGTAGATTATCTTAGAATAAGGAACACACCAAACGGTGGAACAAAATTCCTTACCATAGATGCTAATGGATATGTTTATTCTTCAACAAGTGGAGGTGGTGGCGGTACATCAGGCTCTTCTGGTAGTTCCGGTGCAGCAGGTACATCAGGTTCCTCTGGTAGTTCAGGGAGTCGTGGTACATCTGGTTCTTCTGGTAGCTCTGGATCAAGTGGAACTTCTGGTACAAGTGGTACAGATAAGGGATTAATAGCTGCAAACTCTGGCTATATAAACAACCCTAATGCAAATAGATATTATGTAGGTAATTCAATAGATGGAGGCTGGAATGCTGTTCCTTGGGATTTACAAGCAGGAATTAATGCCCCAGCAACTTTAACTGATAATTCAGATTTCAATTGTGGTGTTCCTTTACCAAGAGATATTGGGACCTCTTATAAAATTAAAGTTTGTGGAATGGCTTATTCAAGAGGAGCTGTAGGTGTATCGAGAAATTTGACAGTTCAATTGTCTTACCTATTATGTTCCGACTTTGCTATAGATGCAAGATCAACAAAAGCAATAGCAGACAATGAAGCAACACCCGTAGGTTTTAATTCAACAAGTGGACATGCATGTTTTTCAGTAAGTGCAAATGCTCCGGTAGATTTATTAGCATGTGAAACATTTCTTTATGTGGGATTTCAAGTAGATAATACCTTGGGAAATACTTTAGAATTTTCTTATACAATTAGCTATGAACCTGCTTAAAAAAATAAATAAATACTAAAATGATAGACGCAACAACAGGACAAACAGTTTATGAAATAGTTCAATCGTTTGATACCAATAATAATCCGGTATCTGCTGCAACTTTTGATTTGAATTTCTATGTGAATGGCCAAATCTCAAACACAATAATACCTGATATAAATCTAATAAATCAGAGTGCTGCTACTTTTTCGGTAAGTTGGTCTTCTGACACTTATGGTTATCATCAATTTTATTTGAGAAATCAAACAACAAATGTTATGTATGTTTCAGAATTATACAATGTTAATTCTGGTGCAACTGTAAATTCTCAACCTATAGTATATGTAGGTTTATAATCATTCAATTTTTCTATAATAGCTCTATTTTTAATAATAGAGCTATTTATTTTAGATGACACCTCAAGAGATACAAGAATATATTAAATGTGCAAAAGATCCAGTTTATTTTCTAAATAACTATGGATATGTTTATGATATTAGAAAAAGCAAAGTAGATAAATTATCTTGTTTTGAGTATCAAGAGAATGTATTGAAAAATTACATAAAATATCAGAATAATATTATTCTAAAATCAAGACAATGTTTACCAGAAGATACTTTTATAAGTACACCAGATGGGCCAAAAAAAATAAGTGAAATAAACAAAGGAGATATAGTATATTCATTCAATTTAAATAAAAATAAATATGAATTAGATACGGTTTATGATCATTGGGAATGCGGAGAAATAGAATCTGTAAAAATAAAATTAAAAGATTCAAGAAATATTGTTGTTGGTGAAAATCACCCTTTTTTCATAAAAAATAAAAACAAATGGGTATCAGCAAAAGATTTAGAAATTGACGATGAAATTTTAGATCAAAAATTTCAATTTGGGGAAATTGAAGCTGATATAAATGAAATAAAATTGTTAGCTTATCTCATAACGGATGGAAGTACAATCAAACAAGTAAAATTTACAAACAACAATATTGATTATCTAAAAGAATTTGAAGAATCAATAAATTATATTTTTCCAGAATTAAGTTTAAGAAAAATACCAAAACTAAAAGGATTCGATTATTTACCTCATCAAAAGCATGGGGTTAATACCAAAAGTCCAATCATGGAATGGTGTGAAAATAAAAAAATAGCTGGAAAGAAAACAGAAAATAAAATATTACCTCAAGAAGTTTTTTATTGGAATAAGAATTCATTATCTATTTTATTAAATAGAATGTTTGCAGGAGATGGTTGGATAAGTATTTTAAAGAAAAAAACAAATAAAAGATTAGAAATAGGAATAGCTTCCCCAAGCAAGGAATTTTTAGAACAAGTAAAATTTTTATTAAAAAAATTTGATATTAAATGTAATATTTATGAAGTTAAAAATATGAAACTTCAAAAAAATCCTTTTTTTAAATTAAGAATAACTCACTCCAAAAGCATATCAAAATTTATTAATGATATAGGAATTTATAAAAAAATAAATTCAGAACACGTTTCAATTTCAAATTCAAGAAAACATGATGTAAAAGATCAATCAAAAGTTAGAAAAATAGAGAGAGTTGGAAAAATTAATTGTTATGACATTTCAGTAACTAAAAATGAAAACTACTTTATTGATGGTCTTTTAGTTCACAATACAGGACTTTCTGTAATCACAGCAGGCTTTGTAGTTTGGATGTTATTGTTCAAAATGGACCAAAGAATATTAATTGTTGCAAACGATGGTGCTGGAGCAATTCGTTTTTTAAGTACCGTTAAACAATATTTTCAATTTCTTCCTAAATTTTTATTTGATCCAGATACACAATCTGAAAAAGACAATGAAAAATTCTTTTCATTGAAAAATCCAGAAGGTAAAATATCATGGGTAAAAGCAGTTGCAAGTTCCAAAAATGCAGGTCGTGGAGAATCATTAACAATGTTGATATTGGATGAGACTGCGTTTATAGAGAATGCAGAAGATATTTGGATGGCTGCTGGTCTTGCTTTATCTGCAACACAAGGTAAATGTATCATGATAAGCACTCCACAAGGCACGGGGAACCTATATCATAGAACTTGGGTTGGAACAAAAAAGAGTGAAAATGATTTTATACCATTTGAAATACATTGGACTCAACATCCTGTTTATTGTAAAGAAATGGAGGAAAAAATTAATGATTATGGTCAAAAATATTGGACAAGTCCATGGTATGAAAAAGAATGTGAACGATTACAGTATGATAGGGTAAAAATCGCACAAGAGTTAGATTTGTCATTTGAGGGTTCAAGACAATTGGTTATTGAAAGTGCTATTATTGAAAAATACAAAAGATCTATTATAAACGAAAAACCAGAATTTTATTATGATTATACAAGGTCTGAAGAAAGATTTATCAATACAAAAACAAATTTTTGGGTTTGGAAAAAACCAGAATATGGAAAAAACTACATTGTGGGCGGAGACGTTGCAAGAGGCGATTCAAAAGACTTTTCAACATTACAAGTTTTTGACGCTGATACATGTGAACAAGTAGCAGAGTATCAAGGTAAAATTCCACCAGATGTATTTGGAAGCTTAATTGATAAAGTTGGACGTGATTATAATAATGCTTATTTGGTAATCGAATGTAATAGTTTTGGTTTAGCAACAACTTTGAATATAAAAAATAGTCTTAAATATCCAGAAGACAGAATTTATCATTCAAAATCAATAAAAGACATTATAAATCCGGTAGCAAAAGTTAAAATCAAAGAGAATGATGATATTCCCGGTATTCAAACAACTCAGGTAACAAGACCTTTAATTATAAGCAGTTTAAATTCTTATATGAGAGAAGGAAAGATTAAGATAAATTCAGTGAGATTACTGGAGGAATTTGATACTTTTATATATAATGGCAATAAACCAGAACATGCTGATGGATTTAATGATGATTTAATTTTTGCTTTGGGAGTATTACTTTTTGTAAGAGATACTGAATATTTCAAACATTTTGCCAGTAGAGATTTATACAAAGCTATGATTGGTGCGATTTCGAACCAAAAAACTGAAATCGGAGATAAAATAGATTTTGATTCCAAACCAACAGAGGGTATTATTTTGACGAGTCAAAACAGAAAATCAGACGATGATAATGATTTGAGCTGGTTGATGTCTGGATAAAAATCTATAATTATATGATTTGCTAATCAATTTAATTAATTTAAGAGATATTTATTATTATGGCAAACGAATTAGACCCAAAAAGTGTATTTTATGGTGTTATGAGGGCTTTAAGAGGTCGAAAAGACCCGATGAAGTCTTTGGAACAAAGTAAGGATATATTATCCAGTACTCCTCCGACACAATCCTCTGATATTAATTTTATTCAGCAAAAACAACAACAATATCTTGACATACAATCTGTTAAAATTGCTCAAGATTTATATTCAAGAACGTTGTTTTATGATTCAGACAGAATTACAGCATATAACGATTTTAGGTCCATGGATTTGTCTCCTGAAATCGCTGCTGCTTTAGATATAATCTCAGATGAAGTTTGCACTAGAAGTGAAAGGGGTCATGTAATAACAATATATTCTGATAATTTAAGAATAAAGAAAATTTTACAAGAATTATTTTATAATACATTAAATGCTGAATTTAATTTAAGTTTTTGGACAAGAGAATTATGTAAATACGGAGATTGTTTCTTGAAATTAGAAATTGATCAGGATCAAGGAATATACGATTGTATGATTTTACCAGTTGGTGAAATTCATAAAGAAGTTGGTTATGATGGAAATCCAAAATCGACAAGATACAAATGGGATATTAACAATATGTTTTTTGAGGAATGGCAAGTTGCTCACTTTTGTTTATTATTTGATGCTTCAAGATTGCCTTATGGTAGAAGTTTGTTAGATCCTGCAAGAAAACTTTGGAAACAATTACAGTTAGCAGAAGACGCTATGTTGGTTTATCGTTTATCCAGAGCACCTGAGAGGAGAATATTTTATATTGAAGTTGGGAACACAGATCCAAATGATGTTTATCAATTAATTGAGCAGGTAAAAAAGAATGTTAAAAAATCTCCTGTTGTTGATCCGAATAGTGGTCAAGTAAATTTAAAATACAATCCAATAACTTACGAAGAGGATTATTTCTTGCCAATAAGAGGGGATAAGAGTTCTAAAATTGAAACTTTACCCGGAGCAAGCAATTTAGATGCCATAGCCGATATAGAATATTTACAAAACAAATTATTTGCTGCAATCAAAGTTCCAAAAACATATTTGAACTATGCTGAATCTATGCCGGGAGGTTCAACTCTTTCTCAA